GATTTACCCCAGTGCGTTGATTTTTGCTGTCAGAGCCTGCAACTCTGCAAGCAGTTGTTCTTTGGTCGGTGCTGGTACTGTTGGCTCAACATACGCTGCCGCACGGGCTTGCACCTCGGCAATCTCTTCAGCCGTTAAATTAACTTGGCTAATAATGCCAGTACTTACGTCACATACTATTCCGTGCATGATTTTTCCTTAAATGTAAGCAATGTTGACTTCACCGCCGTCAAAGCTGTCAGTGCCGTTAACTGTTGTAATGCGAACGCGGTCAAGAGTGGCAGAAAGGCTTTTGCCGCCAGAGGTAAAAAATTGAGCGCCCTCGTTATAATCTGAAAATATTCCAGTACTCTCAAAAGTAAATGTAGTGGCATTTTGAAGTGTCAAAGTAATGCTGCCTGACAATTCAGTTGATGCAAGATTTGAAAAGATAAGAAAACCAGAAGACGTACCAGTGCCTGCTTGAGTTAAACCAATAATTGAAGTTGAGCGTGAAGAATAACCAGTAATTTCTATGCCTCCAGAATCACCGATTCGAATCAACTTTTGAGATGTGCCATTGGTAGAAACATTGCTAAACGAAACAACAATCTGCTTCACCCCAGCAGGAATGCTAAGAAAGTCAATAAATGTGCCTGATGTTGTAGCTACTGGAGTACCAAGAGTAAAACCAGCAGATACAGTTGCCCATGTAGGCGCAGAGGCTCCATTGCTTTGCAGTAGCTGTCCAGAAGTCCCAGCAGCGGTGTTTGCGTAGGTCGCCCCATCGCCGTAGGTTATGCCGCCAGCGGTGGGCGTGTTGTTACCTGTGATTACTACTGCCATGATTTACCCCTTTGGATATTTATTTTTGACGGCTTGAAGAGTCGCCGCCATGTCAGCAGGGAACGCGCCTGCCTTAAACAGTGCGTCAAGTTGATCGCCAATTGGCGGGTACTCTGAGGCTCTGTTGCGCTGGTATTGCGTTTTTGCAAGCTCAGCTTGTTCTATTGCAAACGCTGCTTCTTTTGCATCCCATTCTGCTTCTTCTTCAGCAGTAAATAGAACAACGCCCTCTGATGTTTGTCTAAAACGTGTCATATTGAAACCTTATGATTTTTGTATTCCGTACAAACGAAATGTTCCAGATGTAAAAGTTCCAGAATTAGGTTTAAATCTAAGTTGTGTTACTGCTGCGGCTGTGCCTTCTGTTCCACCACCAGTAGTAAAATTGTTGTTTATTCCACTAGTATCAGACCCATTGTTTTGTCCTGCCCAAGTACACGACTGTGACCAACCAGTTGCTGAATTTAAATTGAATAAATTTATAGTACCCGACCTCAAATTTACGTTAGTTGATGATGATTGGCGAGTAATAATAAAAAAGTCTGTTTCTCCATTTGAAGTGAAATCAGAACCATTGGCAGAAGCGTAAATATAAGTAGTTCGATAAGTGCCTGATATATAAGCACCAGATTTATAAAACAACATTAGCAGTTTTGCTGTGTTTGCAGATAAACCAACATTTTCAAATATGACAACGTAATCATCGTAAGTAGCACTAATGCCACTTGTAAAGTCTATTTCCGATGGAGTGCCAGAAACAGTCTGAACAGAAATAAACGTCATAGCACCAGAACCAATAGCAAGCGTTCCACTTGTACTTGGCAAAGTCAGCACGGTAGTGCCAGCCGTTGCTGGTGCTTGTAGCGTTACGCTTCCAGACGTGTCGCCTGCAATAACAATTGAACTCATGCTTGAACTCCTGTTCGGTTTTTCATAATCTACAACACGACCCAGCGTTGGCCTGATGGAACTGTGACCGCAAAGCCAGAGTTGATGGTGATAGGGCCAACACTGAACCCGTTTTTGGCTGCTGTCAGGGTGTAGTTGGCAGAAATAATTAAGCTGTTCTCCCAAATTACACCACCAGCAGATGCGTTAGCGGCTGCTGGTTGAAACGTGGGCAATGCACCTGCGCCATTACTTGTCAGAACGTAGGTCGCTGTGCCAGGGCCAGCCGTTGCTTGGAACGCCCCAGTAGCGGTAGTGCCTGAGAACACCACGCTGTACGCAGTAGTGGTAGAAATCCCTGTGCCACCGTTTGCTACCGGAAGCGTTCCCGTCACACCTGTTGTCAGTGGAAGACCTGTTACATTGGTCATTACGCCTGATGTTGGTGTCCCCAATAAGGGAGTAACTAAAGTAGGACTGGTATCAAGCACCATCTTGCCAGTGCCTGTCACCGCGTTACTAAGCGTCACGCCGCCATAGGTCAATTCGCCGCCCATTGACAATGTGCCAACACCGGACATGTTGCCTGTTGTATCAGCAACTATTACAACGCTGTTTTGGATTAACTTGCCTGTGGTGCTGTCAAATCGAACTAAAGCATTGTCAGTGCTTGACGCTGGGCCAACTACATCACCAGACCCGCTAGCTGTTGAGTTAATAGTCTGATTAGGCCAAGTGCCTGATACTGTGATATTTGTACCCGCAACAATGGCAGGCGCGGCAGTACCCGTACCGCCGTTGGCAACAGCCAATGTTCCTGCAAGAGTGACAACGCCGGTTGAGGCGGTGTTTGGTGTAAGACCAGTAGTCCCCGCGCTAAAGGAGGTAACACCAGCACTGCCGTTTGCAGCCGCTGTAACCCTTCCTTGAGCATCAACAGTGATGTTGGCTGCGGTGTAGCTGCCTGCTGTCACGGCAGTGTTTGCGAGAGCAATAGTCCCAGTCGTGGTGATTGGCCCACCTGTCAAACCCGTGCCAGTTGCTACATTAGTCACTGTTCCCGTTCCAGCACTCACGTTGACGGTGACATCATCACCGGAATTTGTGGCTGTGACTGATGCGCCAACAAAGTTGATGTTCTTCACACCAGTGGAGATTGAACTGCCTTCGTCCTTAATGCCGACTGCCCCATTGGTGGACATGGTAGAGATGACCTGAATCTTTTCAGCCAAGTCTGGTGAAACGACTTCACCCACATTGATCTCTTGCCCAGTAGACAAAGCGATAATCAAGGAGCCGTCAAAGTCGATCTTGGCATCTCTGACTGAGACTCCATCTTCACCATCTACCCCATCCCGACCTGGCGCTCCTGGCACACCTTGTTTGCCGTTGAGTCCATCTTTACCGTTACGCCCGTCTTTGCCATCGCGCCCGTCGCTGCCGTTAGACCCATCACGCCCGTCTTGAATGGTTACGATGCGTTTTTCTAGGGCATTGCTTACGTTGTCAAACTTTACGCGGATGTCTGTGTCTATTTTTTTTAGTGACTCGACAACGAGTTGCACATTCTCAGCGGCTTTGCGCTGCTGCATGGCTTTGACCTCAGAAACCGAGTTGCTTACCGCAGAAAACACGCTATCAGCAACGCTATCAAGGTCGCCGTCACCAAGAATTTTATCTATTGCCATTTCGCAACTCCGTATTTAAGGTTTCAAGGAAATCGTTTTCCATGTCCACAACACTGCTCTTGGCGTTGTTCATCTGAAGTTCTACGATTTTAGACTTGTTCTTGATGTCGGCTTCTTTGAGCATCAACTCCGCAATCTTGACCCGTTTGTCAAACTCATTGCTTTCGTTGCCCTGTGGGAGATTTTTTGTTGCAGAGGCCAGCACCTTTGCTTGAACTTCTTGCGGCATAAGCTGCGTCTCCACCGACAACTTCTGCGCCTCTGCCCGATTCTGTTCGGCCTGAGTCGTGCTGACCGCAATCTGAGCTTGCGCTGCTTGCAGTGCCAATTGTTGCTGGGCTTGTTGCATCTGTTGTGCCTCTGGGTTGGGCTGACTCATCTGGTCAAGCGCCGCAATCAGCTCAAACCTGTTTGAAAGACTGGAATTACCCAAGATGCCCTTCAAGATCAGCGGTAGAACCGGCGTATTCGGGCCAAGTGTCTGCAACAAGCTGATGAACTGCTGCTGCTCGTACTCTCTGGCAATAATTCCAAGCGTGGCAGTCGGGATGAACTTCATGTCCACCGATGGATAGCGTTCAGGATCGAACTGCATGAAGCGAAACGCTGCTTTCTGAATGAACGGGATTAAGAAATCCTCTTGGAAGTTCACCAGTGTGCGTTTGTACTTCTTAATAATCGTCGCAACCGCCATTGACATGCCAGCGCCGTCCCGATTGCCCTGAGTCACCATGCCCTGACCGTCCATCGTGCCGGTAGCTTGCAAAAGCATGCGCTCAAACTCTTTGGCGGTGTTCAGATTGTTGAGACTTGTCTCGCCAAACTTAAACGGATACAAAATCTCACTTGGATTGCCGTTGACCAAGAAGGCTTTGCCAGGTTTTACCTCGAACTTAGCACCCCGTGGGAGTCTAGAAGCATCCAAACCGATCATTGGGCTAGTTGTTAGCGCCAGTGAGTCCAAATGCGACCTGACTTGAGCGTCAATCGCCTTTTGCATGTTGTAGGACTTCTCAACAGTCCCACGACCCAGCAGTCGGTTCGGCACAGTATCATCTTGATAGGCCAGTACAGGACGATCCTTCATCATGTACGGGTTTTCTTCTGCTTTTAGCAGCATGCCCTCATTGGCAATCACGACAATGGCCTCAACCATGTCGCTGTAATCCTCGGCAACCGAATCGTCGGGGAATAACTCCTCAACTTCCTCGTCCTTCTCGGTCAGATATTCCCGTGGAACAAGGCCGTAGTACGTCAGCAACCTGACCTTTTCGTCGCGGTACTGGCTCACTTCTTGGGTTGGCTCAAGATCAGTGTCTTCATCGCCCGTGGTGATGTTTACCTTGCGATATATGCCCTTTTCAATCCCCTCCACGATCTTGTGAATGCCCACAAACTTCTCAATCGCCACGCCCATGCAGTCATCAATCGATGTTCCGTTAGGATCGAACAAAAAATTCTTAGGGTTGACAGGAGTAATCTTCACCGCAATGCGGCTTTTCTCCACCACACCAATGGCAGCTTGCCCCATCTGTCCAGGAATCGGTTGGGTGGCTGGTTCAAAGACTTTATCGGTTTTAACCACGATCTCGCCAATGCCAGTCCCATAGATTTCAGCCATTAACTCGATCTGGTCGATAGCTTTTCTGATTTTGTCTTGCTTGAAGTCTTCCATTAGCTGGGCTTTAAGCATCTCGACATCTAACGGGTTGCCGTTAACGTCTTTAATATCGTCTTCAATGTCAAAGAACTCGCCCTGGCCGAAGATCGCTTCCATGATCTCAGCGTGACGGGTTTCCACCGCTTGTTGGGTAGCAGGGGTTACGATGCGTGAGCGCTCAGAGTCGCGTGTTTTGTCTTCAGCAGCCCATTCGCCACGAAAGATGCGCTCATATTCTAGGTAGTTGGGAAGATAGTTCGTATCGCGCCAGTCGCGCCAACGGTCACAGTGGTTGACAACAAAAGAGGTTAGCTCTTTGTCGTTCTCTGTTGGTTCGTCGAACTCGTTTTGATCCATGTCATCACCTTATTGTGTCGGCAAACGGGTCTTTGTATTGTACATTTGTAGGCTGTGCAAGACCAAAAAGCTGTTTAAATCTATCAACCATGCCAGGTTCTGCTAGCTCAGGTTGTCGAGTATAGGTTGGCAAGTCTCGGGCGTCCAAGCGTGTTTGGCGCAAACCCGTAATTGCGTTGTAGGTTTCACGCACATCTTTGTTTTTAAATAGCGTTTTACGAAGTACAGGGTCTTTAGTTAAATCCACACTGTTTGCGGCTTCATATCCTGCCAATGTAGCCAACTGCTCGTA